GTTTGCAACTGACAATATAATGACCGCGCAATCGCGCATACCGATTGCAACGCTGGCGCGCGCGGGTGCGACGCATCGCTTTGAGCTTTGAGCTATGAGCGTGGCGCATGCCGCGCCTTGGTTTGGCCTACAAAAACAGGCGTATTTTTCCAAACCTTTGGGATTATTGCATAAAACATTTAACATAATGACTATTACCGGCGGTATTATGTTAAATGCGGGGGTTTTCGGGCTGTTTTGGTGCAAAATCGCAAAAAAATGGCCCCCCTTTGGTCGCGGCGGGCGGTGCATTGCTGAGGTACTATTCGCATACAGCTAACAGCCTACAGCTAAAAAATTTTTTCCCTACACCCCACCCCCTGTTTGCTTTATGATGCGCCCCATGGAGCGTTCAGCTACAAGCCCAAACGAGAACCCGTTTCTGGATTTAGCCAAGCGTTACGGCAACGATCCTGTAGTCTTTGCGCGTGAGGTTCTGGGTGTTGATCCGGACCCCTGGCAAGAAGAGTTTTTGCGCATCGTCGCCGACCCCAGCCAGAGGCGTGTCAGTGTCCGTTCGGGCCACGGCGTTGGTAAATCGACGGCGGTGGCTATGGCGGCTCTCTGGCACTTGACTTGGCGGGTTCCGGGGAAGGTTGTGATGACTGCCCCGACCAGCGCGCAGTTGTTTGACGCGTTGTTTGCGGAAGTGAAGCGTTTGTGCCGGGATATTCGGCCCCCGTTCCATGAGTTATTTGAAGTTAAGGGTGATCGCATTGAGTTGCGTGGTCGGGCTGCGGATAGTTTTATCAGTTGTCGGACGAGCCGTGCGGAACAGCCTGAAGCCTTGGCGGGGGTTCACTCGCCGCATGTGTTGTTGATTGCGGACGAAGCGAGTGGTGTACCGGAGGCTGTTTTTGAGAGTGCTGCGGGGTCGATGTCTGGGTACAGCGCGACGACGATTTTGACGGGGAACCCGACGCGGAACACGGGTTTGTTTTACGACACGCACAATCGGCTGTCTGAGCAGTGGGCTACGATGCATGTGAGTTGCATTGATAGTCCGCGTGTCTCGGCTGATTTTGTGAATGAGATGAAGCTGCGGTATGGGGAGAATAGCCCTGCGTACCATGTGCGTGTTCTGGGGAACTTCCCGCCTGCTGAAGATGACACGGTGATCCCGGTGCATTTGCTTGAGTATGCGATGGGGAATGTGGTTGAGATCGACGAGAACACGACGGCGATTTGGGGGTTGGACGTTGCGCGGCACGGGAATGACAGCAGTGTTTTGTGCAAGCGCCAGGGTCCGGTGGTTCATCCGCTGCGGACGTGGCAGGGTTTGGACTTGATGCAGTTGGTTGGTGCGGTGAAGATTGAGTATGACACCTCGCCGCCCTCCAAGCGGCCAGCGGAGATCATTGTTGACAGCATTGGGTTGGGTGCGGGTGTTCTGGATCGCCTGCGCGAGTTGGGGTTGCCAGCGCGTGGTTTGAATGTGTCAGAGCGGCCCAGCGCTGCGACGTATCAGAATTTGCGGGCAGAGTTGTGGTTCAAGGCCAAGGAGTGGTTGGAGAACCGGGACGTGTCGATGCCCAAGGACGATCAGTTGTACGCTGAGATGGCTGCGCCGAGGTATACGTTCACGGCCAGCGGCAAGATACAGGTGGAATCGAAGGATTCGATGAAGAAGCGCGGGTTGAAGTCGCCTGACAGGGCGGACGCTGTGTGCTTGTCGCTGGCGACCGACCACACGACGATGGCGTATGGCACGTCTTTCAAGGGCGGGTGGAAGAAACCTCTTAAGCGGGGGATACGTGGGGTTGTCTGATGCTGCCGTTTGGCGTAGTGTTGGGGTACGCTCTGTTATGGGTGTTCATCTATCCTCCTCCCTACTAGGCCGCGTGTGACCTCTCTCATACGCGGCCTTTCTTTTTTTCAGATTGCGCGGTACTATAGCACCTCAAGACGAGGTTTTTTGAAGGGTGGTCGGAAATGAAGCAGTACGGTACGACAACGAAGCGGTTTACGACTTGCGCTGGATGCAAGTCCCGCAGCGCGTGTACGGCAGCAGGGCGTTGCCTGAAAAGCGGTAAGCGCTGATGCTGAAGGGGGCAAAGGCTGGGCCACTCACGGCTTTAAGCACAAACGCGCAGGGTCGGACGGTTGTGCCTTCGTCGGGTGGGTTTTTTGAAAATCTGTTTGGCCCTCCTCAGAAAATAGTGTCGCGGGAAACGCCCCAAGAGGACTACAGCTTCTTCCGGGATATGTTTGACGGCGGTGGAATGGGGCACTCGGCCAATGCGTTCGGTGGACCGCTTGGTGGGTTGCTGAATGCGCTTGGGATACGCCCGATGGGGTACACTGAGCCGGAAAAGCCTACGCCAGCTATGCTCGCAGCCAAGCGGGCTGGGATACGGCCCAGCACAACCCCTCCAAGGGCAAGACCACCCATGCCTGCTGCGATGCCGGGGGTTTTACCAACGGCTGGTTACGAGCCGATGGGTTTTAATCGACCCATGCAAGGGCCACCCATGGCACCCAGGCTTCCATCCGTCCCGCCTGTCGCGGGTCCGTACCCGCTGACACCGTTTGGTGATCTGCTGATGCGTCTGGAAACTCAGGGTATCCCGCAGATGCCTATGTATGGCCGCACAGGGCCGCGCTAGCATCTAATTTGAAGGGTCGCACAGATGTATAACCGCCGAGAAAGAAACAAGCCGGGGAAACTTAACCGACGCCCCAAGAATGGTCTTTTAGGGCTTATGGGTGCGGGGGCTGGCCCAGCGCCTTCAGGTTCGACTGGCTACGCCGATATTGACGCGATGATCGCGCGATCTGAAGCCCGTAGCAGGGAGATAGACGAGCTTCTCGCGTCGATAAGGGATAACGCGCCTGAACGCCTGCGAAACACTCCCGGCTTTCGCCTGTTGGCTGGCGGGGGTGCGCCCGCCCAATCGGGTATTTTGCCGGACGCGTCGATGGAGCCTATGGGCTACGAGCCGCCCCCGGTTTCAGCGAGCTACTTCGCCACCCCGGCCCCTATCGAATACCCCGAACTGCCCACTCAAGCCGATCTCGACGCCAACTATGAACAGAGCCTCCGCGATCGGGGTATGCCTGTACCTCTTCCGCAAACGGAAGGCTCCATGATGACTTCTGATTATGCGGGTCTTCTGGATCGCTTGGGCGCGCTGGTCCCCCAAGATGATCCATTCGAAGCCCGCCTTGGAAACTACATGACGCAAGACGGCATGCAGGCGTACATCGATTACTTGAGATCGATCATGCGTTCGGGCCGTGCGGGGGTCCAGTAATGGCTAAGTTGACATCGTCTCAGAAGTCACGGGCCAAGGCTATGTCGAAGCGGCGTGGGGTGAAGTATCCGAATGCTTGGAGCAATCTCAAAGTGGCGCGGGGGAAAAGCGGTGGCACCAAGAAAAAAGCAAAGTCCTAGCAAAAAGTACGCTGACGGCACGACGTACAAAGACAGCAAGGGTAAGACGCACCGTCGCGTTTCCAGCCCAGGCACCAAGCGTGGCGATGCGTACTGCGCGCGGACCATAAGTCAAAAGCGGACCCCCAAGGTCAAAGTTCGGCGCAAGGCGTGGGGCTGCAAGGGCCAGAAGAGCGTAGGGTAAAATGGCTGACACCGAAACACACCCCATGAAAGGGTTGATCCGTGCGATTATGGATCAAGAGAGCGATTTCCGACCCAGCGCGATTTCAAAGGACGGGGCTGTTGGGCTTATGCAAGTGCTGCCGAAATTTGCTTTCGAATACGGATACGGCGTTCCAAGTTTGGCTACATTTGCTAGGGAGATGGGGTTTGACACTGGTCAAGAGACAGTGGCCGACGCGCATAATCTCTTGCACGACCCTGTTCTGAACGAGCGCATGGGGCGATCCATCTTTGAGGGTTTGCTAAAGCATCACGGCGGGGATTTGCGGGCGGCTTTGACGGCATATAACATGGGCGCGCCCAAGTACAGCGAGTGGGTCGCGGCTGGGTCTAACCCTGAGAATTTGGATGATGAGGCGCGAAATTACGCCTCTGGGGTTATATCGAACTATGAGCGCATGTATGGTCGCCCTCCCCCTGCAACCCTGTTACCAGAGCAGCGGGTTGTGCCTCGACCTCGCGCTCTTCTCGACCAATAGGAGCCAGACATGGACGCAGAAATTAACGACCTCACCAACGAGGTGCAGGCTCTCCTAAATCCTGACTACATGTCGGATGATGAGTTGCAGGGTATCGTCGCCAAAGAGATCGATGACGCTGAGGACTTCATCGACAACACGGTGTCGCCTGTCCGCGCCAAGGCGACGGAATATTACCGTGGCGAGCCTTATGGGGACGAGGAAGAGGGGCGCAGCAAAGTTGTCTCCATGGACGTGCGGGACACGGTCCAAGCCATCATCCCTTCGCTGATGCGGGTGTTCACCTCTGGGGACAAGGTCGTTGAGTTTGTGCCGCGTGGCCCAGAAGACGTGGCGGCTGCAAAGCAGGCCACAGAATATGTCAATTATGTGTTCCAGAAGGATAACCCTGGTTTCTTGACGTTACACAGCGCGTTCAAGGACGCGTTGGTGCGCAAGGTGGGTGTAATCAAGTTTTACTGGGACACGTCGTACCGCGTCGAAGTCTCGGACATGACGGGTTTGGATGACGCTGCGCTGGCGTCTCTGACATCTGACCCCAACGTGACGATTGACGTGACTGCGTCGTATGACGCGCCGATCCCGCAAATGGGGCCAGAAGAGTTGGCGATCATGGCGCAAATGGGTATGTCCCCACCGCCACCGCCGATGCTGCATGACGTGCGGGTGACGCACCGCTTACCCGATGGTCGGGTGAAGGTCGAAGCCTTGCCACCGGAAGAGTTCCTGATTGATCGTCGAGCAACGTCGATTGACGACGCCGAGTTCGTGGCGCACCGTCGTGTGATGACTGTCAGCGACCTCGTCGCGATGGGCTATGACTATGACGATGTCATCGATCTGGCTACGACCACCGACGACATGGATACGAACGTCGAGCGTTACACGCGCAATCCCGCGCTGACCTCGCGCAATACGGATCGCAGCGATCCGGCATCGCGGAAGGTGACGTACACTGAGTGCTACATCAAGGTTGACCGGGATGGCGACGGGATCGCTGAGTTGCGGCGCGTCTGCGTTGCGGGCGTTGGCAACACGTTGCTGAACGATCAGCCTACGGACATGATGCCGTTCGCGGCGTTCTGCCCTGACCCAGAGCCGCATGACTTCTTTGGGATGTCGATCGCGGACATTGTGATGGACATCCAGCGCATCAAGTCTGTTGTCATGCGGAACACGCTCGACTCCTTGGCGATGTCGATCCACCCGCGCGTGGCGGTCACTGAGGGTCAGGTCAACATCGAAGACGTGATGAACACCGAGACGGGTGCGATCATCCGGCAGCGTGCGCCGGGGCAGGTGCAGCCGTTGTCAATGCCGTTTGTGGGCAAAGAGGCGTTCCCTGTTCTGACGTACATGGATGACGTTCGCCAGACGCGCACGGGTATCAGCAAGGCGGCAGCAGGGCTTGATGCCGATGCGTTGCAGTCTTCGACGGCGGGTGCCGTGGCGGCGACTGTGAATGCCGCCCAACAGCACATTGAGATGATTGCGCGCATCTTTGCTGAGACGGGGATGAAGACGTTGTTCCGTGGGATTTTGCGCCTGATCGCGCAGAACCAGGACAGCGCGCGCATGGTTCGTCTCACCAACGAGTTTGTTCCGATTGATCCGCGCGGCTGGGATGCGTCAATGGATTGCATCGCGACCGTGGCGCTGGGTAACGGGTCGGACACTGAGCGTATGATCATGCTCAAACAGCTTGGTGAGATGCAGAAAGAGGCTCTGGGGACGTTGGGCGCGGTCAATCCGTTGACCGACATGTCGAAGCTCTACAACACGCTGACCGAGATGACTTCGCTGGCGGGCTTTAAGGACACGTCGCGGTTCTGGAACGATCCGGCGAACTTCCAGCCGCCGCCACCACAGCCTAAAGAACCTGACGTGAATGAACAGCTTGTGCAGGCGCAAATCCTGCAAATCCAAGCTGATGTCCAAACGAAGCGCGAAGAGATGAGCCGCAAGCGCGAAGAGAGCATGCGGAAAGAAGAACTTGAGCGCGATCAGATGGAGATCGACGTTTACATGAAGGCGGCTGAGTTGGAAGCCAAGCATGGGGCGCAGCTTTCCGTGGAACAGGTACGCAAGTCGGCAGGGGTTGCGCGAGAGATCATGCGCGCCCAAACAGATATGGTTAAGGAGTTTGTACGTGGCGAAGAAAACCAAGGAACAAATCCTGCGGGACGCGCGGGAGGCTAAACGCCTCCTTGGAGACGAAGCTTTTGCAGGCGTCTTGGACGAAATAGATCGGGAAATCTTTGACGATTTCCGCGCAACAGAACTCGGTGACATCGAAGGATTGCTCGCCGTACAATCGCGACAGGTGGGCGTGGACGCTGTGCGGCGTCGTCTACGCATCCTCGTTGAAAGCGGGGCAGTTGCAGAAAAAGCCGCGAAGTGACATAATGGAGTAAGCGAAATGGCAGACAACGCTAACGGCGACCTGCAAACCGCACAAGATGCAGTCAAAGCTATGATGACCCCCCTTGAGGATACGGCGTCGAGCGATGATGCGCCGGGGGAACAATCCCCCGTAGGTGAATATGAGGGTGCGCCTGATTATGAGCCGACCGACGACAGCGAAGGGGCTGGCGAAGGTGATTACGAAGAGCAACCCGACGAAGCTCCGGTCTACACCGTAAAGGTGAACGGCCAGGAGGTTGAGGTCACGCTCGACGAATTACTTTCAGGCTATTCGAGGCAATCGGACTACACAAGGAAGTCTCAAGAACTGGCAGAGCGGCGTAAATCTGTCGAAGTGCTGGAACAAGAGATTACCGCAGAACGTGGGCAATATGCTGAACTCCTACCCGCCATGCGGCGGCAACTGGAACAGCAGATGCAAGCGGAACCCGATTGGGACAGTCTTTACGAAAAGAACCCCATCGAAGCGACGAAGTTGGAGCGTCAATGGCGCAAAGGCAAGGAAGAGCGTGAGGCTCAAATTCGGGCTGTGGCAGCGGAACAACAGCGTTTAGCGCAAGTTCAGCAACAACAGTTTGACGTGCAGGTCCAGAAGCAAGTTGCATCTGAGCAAGCGCGTTTACCGGAGATGATCCCTGAATGGCGCAACGCGGATGTTGCGCAAAAAGAGGCGAAGGAAATCCGTGGTTTCCTCATCTCTAAAGGGTTCAGTGAGCAAGATGTGAGTGGCATCACCCACGCTGGCATAGTCGCAATGGCGCGCAACGCCATGCTCTTTGAGCGCGGGAAACAGAAGGTTTCGCAAGCCCAGAAGGGTGAGCGCAACAAGTCTGGGCCAAAGCCGATGAGAGCAGGTTCCAAGGGGACACAGCCCCGCAAGCGTTCTGATGTGGAGAAGGCGCAAAACCGTCTCCGTCAATCTGGTCGTGTCTCTGACGCGGCTTCCGTCATCAAGAACTTGCTTTAAGGAGCAAACACCATGGCTATTGTGACCAACACCTTCACGACCTTCGACGCGAAGGGTATTCGTGAAGAACTGGCGAACACCATCGCTAACATCTCCCCAGAAGAAACACCGCTTCAGTCAAACATCGGCTCTGACAGCGTGGCCAACACGTTTTTTGAGTGGCAGACTGATTCGCTCGCAGCGACTTCGACCACTGCCGTCATCAATGGTGACGACGTAGGTTCGTTTGACGCGACTTCAGCAACGACCCGCCTCGGCAACTACACCCATATCCGTCGTCGCACCTATGTGATTGCGGACAACCTCGAAGAGGTTGACAAGGCAGGCCGTGCAAACGAAGTCGCTTACCAAGTCGCCAAGCGCGGCAAGGAACTGAAGCGTGACATCGAATCCGTTCTTTTGGCAAACAATGCTCGCGTTGCAGGTAACAACACCACCGCGCCTGAGACTGCTGGCCTTCCTTCGTGGATCGCGACAAACATCAGCGAAGCTGGTGACGCTACCGCTGCAACTGGCGACGGCACTGATGCCCGTACCGATGGTACGCCTCGCGCATTCACTGAGGCGATGCTGAAAGATGTCATGCAGAAGACCTGGACCGCTGGGGGCAACCCGTCGATCCTTATGGTTGGTGCGTTCAACAAGCAGGCCGTTTCCGGGTTTGCAGGCATCGCAGCCCAGCGCTACATGGCACCGAACGACAGCCCCACCACCATCATTGGTGCGGCAGACGTGTACATGTCCGACTTTGGCACTCTCACCGTAGTGCCAAACCGCTTCCAGCGTGCAGGCGATGCGTTCGTCTTGGACCCTGAATACGCGGCGGTCTGCTACCTGCGCCCGATCCGTCAGGTGGAACTTGCCAAGACGGGTGACGCTGAGAAGGGCATGATGCTTGCCGAGTTCGGTCTGAAAGTGATGAACGAAGAGGCGCACGGCGCTATCTACGACCTCACCAGTTCGTAAAATTGCGGGGCGTCTTAACGGACGCCCCCTTTCTATTTCGGAGAGAGTATGGGCAGACGTTTTCTTAGTGCCGACCCCGCCACGGGTATCAAGAAGTTTTGGCACGTAAAGGCCAACGGTGAGTACGCTGTTGAAACTGAGCAGACCATTGACGTTGACACCGTCAACGCACGGCAGCGAAACATGACCGACAAGCACACGAAGTGGGGCGACGTGAATAAAGTCGCATCAATTCCGCTTTCGGTGTATTATTCTTTGAAGGCCAAAGGTATCGCTGACGATCCGGCGGCTTTGAAGAAATGGCTTAACAACCCCGACAATCGGGTATTTAGGACACGCGAAGGGACGGTATAGATGCCGATCACGACTTACAGCGAGTTGCAATCGGCCATTGCAGATTGGCTATTGAGGGATGACCTGACAACGGTGATCCCGTCTTTTATTGATCTCGCTGAAGCGAAGTTCAACCGAAGCATCCGCGACTACCGCATGGTGAGCCGCGAGACAGCCGATGTTTCCAACGGGTATTTCCCTACGCCTACGGCATGGCTTCAGAACATCCGTATGCAGCTAAACACGACGCCGATCACAACGTTGGAGTTTGTCACCGCCGATCAGATCGCTGAAGAAGAGGTTTCGTTCAGCGGCCCAGGTAGACCCAAATTCTTCAGTATGGTTGCTGGGCAGTTTCAAATCATTCCTGCACCCGACACGACATACGAAGCAGAACTGACGTTTTACGGTAAAATCCCGGCACTTAGCGACAGCAACACGTCGAACTGGTTGTTGCAGACAGCGCCAGACATTTACCTGTACGGGGGGCTTCTTGAGGCTGCGCCGTATTTGGATGACGATGGCCGCGTGCAGACATGGGGTAACCTTTTGCAACAATCACTTGAGGCTTTGCGTATTGAGAACGATAACGCGCGTATTGGTTCTTCATCAATCCGTATGCGCACAAAACCTATGGCCTAATTTATTGGTTAAGGCTCTGGTCACAAAGGACACTAAATATGGCTATCACCCAAGCAATGTGTACCAGCTTCAAAGCGGAAGCGCTGGCGGGCATACACGACTTTACCGCCGACACTTTCAAGATCGCTTTGTACACGTCGAGCGCCACATTGGGTGCCGCGACGA